CTCGACCAGTTCGGGACACCTGAACTTCGATCACTACTGAACGAGTCTGGTCTTGGAAATCACCCGGAGTTCATCCGGTTTATGTTCCGAGCAGGCAAGTCAATTTCCGAAGACCGCTACGTTGGACAGGCAAACGGTGCAGCCCCTACACAGGGACGGCCGAGAGACTTCGCCAGCCAAGCGGCCTTCCTTTATTCCAAACAGTCCTAATTTATAAGGAAACACTCACATGGCAACTCTTGCTGCAACCAACCTTACTCTCGCTGACTGGGCAAAGCGAACCGATCCAAACGGTACTGTCCCAATTATCGCTGAACTTCTATCGCAAACCAACGAAATCCTTGAGGACGCTGTCTTTAAGGAAGGCAATCTGCCAACCGGCGAACGCGTAGTCATTCGTACTGGTCTTCCAACCGTGTACTGGCGCGCACTCAATCAAGGCATCCCAAACAGCAAGTCAACGACCGCACAGGTTGACGAAGCATGCGGCATGCTTGAGGCTCGTTCTGAAGTTGACAAGGATCTTGCGATGCTCAACGGCAACACGGCTCAGTTCCGTTTGTCCGAAGACACCGCGTTCCTTGAGGCGATGAATCAGACTCAGGCGACGACCATGTTCTACGGCAATCCTGCCACTGAACCAAAGGCGTACCTTGGTCTTGCTCCTCGTTACTCGTCCACCTCGGCAGGCAACGGCGCAAACGTGATGTCGTCTGCTGGTTCAAATGCAGCAACAAACACCTCGGTGTACCTCGTTGTGTGGGGTGACAACACCGTGTACTGCCCGTTCCCAAAGGGTTCCAAGGCAGGACTTGTGCATGAGGATCTTGGCGAACAAACCGTCTACGACAGCAGCAACCGCATGCAGGCTTATGCGACCCGCTATCAGTGGAAGAACGGTCTTGTTGTGAAGGATTGGCGTTATGTTGTTCGTATCTGCAACATCAACACCACCGACTTGATTGCCGGTACAAACGGTCAGGCCGCAAGTGCTGGAACCAACCTTATCAAGATGATGTCCCGCGCCCTGTACCGCATCCCAAATCTGTCGATGGGTCGCGCTGCCTTCTACATGAACCGTACTGTTCATAGTGGTCTTGCCATCCAGGCGATGGACAAGAGTCAGTACGTCCTCAAGGTCAACGAAGGCCTTTCACAGTTCGGCATGCCAAACGCTTGGCTGTCGTTCCAAGGCGTTCCAATCCGCAAGGTCGATTCCCTCATCAACACCGAAGCGGTTGTTTCCTAAATCAATTTCCTAGAAAGGAATTACGCACATGTTTATTGATAAACTCTTTCAGTTTGAAGCGTCTGAAACAGCAATTACCGCAAGCCGCGTGTCAACCAACGTCGTTGACTTGTCACAGGCTCGCGATATTGGACAGGGAACTGACCTGTACGCCGTTGTGACGGTGACAACCACCGGCACTGGTGCTGGTACTGTCACTTTCTCAATTCAGTCGTCTGCTGCTGAGGCAATGAGTTCGGCAACAACTCTCGTTTCAAGTGCTGCCTATGTTGGAACGACTCTTGTTGCTCCAACAGGAACCGCTCCATACACCACTGGTGGTACGCAGATCGTTATGCGAATCCCAGGGATCATTGGTTCGATTGGACAGCGTTGGCTATCTGCCTACTACACCGTCAGTGGTACGGTTGGTGCAGTCAAGGTTCAGGTTGATCTTGTTTCCGACATCCAAGATGGCAAGAAGTTCTACCCATCCGGATTCACTGTTGCTTAATTAGGAATCATTCATGCCAATGTACCGCGCCAAAGTGAAGTGCTACATCGACAACTCCATCCGCGAGGAAGGTGATGTCTTTGAGTACAACGGAGATTCAAATGACTGTGTCGAACTGGTAACAGGCACAGGCAACGGCGAGCCTACGGTTGATGCTTCCGGAAGGAAGTGGAAAGCCAAGGGCAAGCGGAAGTCTTCGGACGATGAAGCGGACGTTGACGAGGGTTGATCCTTTGATTTGATTTGCCGCATGGGGGGAGTCGCTGGGAAACCACGGCTCCCCCTTGTTTCTAGGAGGTTTCTATGGCATCGGAAGTTGACATTTGTAACCTCGCACTTTCGCACATCGGGGATGAGGCTTCAATCTCAAGTATTGACCCGCCCGAAGCGTCCGTGCAAGCCGCTTTGTGCCACCGCTTCTACCCCATTGCCCGTGACTCGCTGTTGCAGATGCACAATTGGAACTTCGGTTCTAAGCGTGTCAACCTTGCACAAGTGACCAACCTGTGGCCTGAGTGGAAGTACGCCTACGCCGCACCAGGTGACTGCATGACCATCGTGTCGGTGCTGCCACCAAACGCAAACGCGGATTACTCAACGCAGTTCATCTTTACCGATGCGCCTGGATTCGGAAACAACTACGCCCCGGTGGTGACGGGTGGTCAGTATGTGCCGCAGCAGTATTGCGTTGAGGCTGATGACCTTGGGAACAGCGTGATTTACACGAACCAAGAGAACGCAATGTTGCGGTATCAGTCGCTTGTGTCCGACCCAACCAAATTCACGCCGCTCTTTGTGATGACGCTGTCGTGGAAGTTGGCTTCCTTGCTTGCCGGCCCGATTGTCAAGGGTGACATTGGTGCAGCAGAGGCAAAGCGATGCATGCAAATGATGGCGGGGTATCTGTCACAAGCGCGTTCTGCTGACGCGAACATGCGAAACATCAAGGTTGAACACATTGTTCCTTGGTCAGCCGGGAGATAAACATGCCAACAACGCGTACATTCTTCCGTTCGTTTGCCGGCGGCGAGTTGTCACCCGAGATGTTCGGTCGGCTTGACGATGTCAAGTTTCAGACTGGCGCGGCAAAGTTGCTCAATTTCATTGCCACTCCGCAAGGGCCAGCAGAGAACCGTCCCGGCACTCGCTTTGTCAAGGCGGTCAAGGACAGCACCAAGAAGACGCGAATCATCCCGTTTACTTACAGCACCACACAAACGATGGTGTTGGAGTTTGGCAATGGTTACATTCGGTTCCACACGAACGCAGCGACCTTGCAGGTTGGAACGCCGTCTGCCTATAGCGGTGCAACGGCATACACGGTTGGAAGCCTAGTCAGTTACTCAGGAAACAACTACTATTGCATTCTTGCGTCAACGGGCAACCTGCCAACCAATACGACATATTGGTATCTGATCCCGTCGTCGGCGTATGAGATTCCTTCGCCATACCAAGAGGCTGACCTCTTTGGGTTGCACTATGTGCAGTCAGGCGATGTGTTGACCATCGTTCACCCAAACTACGCGCCTCGTGAGTTGCGTCGATTGGGTGCAACGACTTGGGTGTTGTCAACGATCTTGTTTGCGTCGCCGATTCCCGCGCCAGCCGCTCCAACGGTGACGGCTAATCGCGGTCGATCCATGAACATTACCGGGATCACAAACGCTGCTATTGCGGTTATCACAACAGCGTCAGACCACAATTTATCTGACGGCGATCCAATTGAAATTAGCGGTGTTGTTGGAATGACAGAGGCAAATGGTTTTTGGATTGTCCATAAATCAACGCCTTCGACAAAGTTGGAAGTGCAGGCTTACGCAACCGGGGTTTTATTTGATAGTACAAACCCACCTGTCGGTGCTTGGACAAGCGGTGGAAGTGTTCAGTACGCCAACCAATCACAAGACATTGACAATTACTATGTCATTACATCAATTGCTTCCAACGGTCTAGACGAAAGTGTTGCTAGTCCCGTCGGAACAGTCAGCAACAACCTGAATGTCACTGGCGCGTCGAATGACCTGACATGGACAGCAGTTCCCGGTGCGTTGCGATACAACATCTACAAGCGTCAAAGCGGATTGTATGGTTATATCGGACAAACTTCGACCAACGCGTTTACCGATGACAACATTGCCCCTGACATGGGCATCACGCCTCCGATTGTTGACACGGTGTTTGCGTCAACAGATAATTACCCACAGGCCGTGAGTTACTTTGAGCAGCGGCGCGTGTTTGCAGGCACGAACAACGAGCCTCAGACCATGTGGATGACCCGCTCCGGTACGGAAAGCGACATGTCGTACTCGCTTCCAATCAAGGACGATGACCGTGTCAACATCCGTGTTGCTGCCCGTGAAGCAAACACCATTCGCCATGTTGTCCCGTTAAATCAATTGCTGCTGTTGACAAGCGCAGCAGAGTGGCGAGTCAGTCCAGTCAACTCGGACGCGATCACACCAACAACTGTGTCCGTTCGTCCCCAGTCGTATGTCGGCGCAAACAATGTCCAGCCGGAAATCATCAACAACAGCATGGTGTACTGCGCTGCTCGCGGTGGTCATGTGCGCGAACTCGGCTACTCATGGCAGTCAAGCGGGTTCGTGACTGGCGATCTGTCAATTCGGTCAGCGCACCTGTTTGACAACTACACCATCTCTGACATGTGCTTTGCCAAGAGTCCGCAGCCACTGCTGTGGTTTGTTTCATCGACTGGCAAACTGCTCGGGCTGACCTACATCCCTGAACAGCAAATCGGTGCATGGCATCAGCACCAAACCGATGGGATCTTTGAGTCATGCTGCGTTGTGGCAGAGGGTATTGAGGATGCTCTGTACGTCATCGTTCGTAGGACTGTCAACGGCAACTCGGTGCGGTACGTTGAGCGCATGGAGACAAGGCAGATCACGACCCTTGAGGACTCATTCTTCGTGGACGCTGGGCTGACCTACGACGGCAACAACACGGGCGCAACCACCGTGACCATCACGGGCGGCACAACCTGGGGGCCGGCAGACTCGCTGACAATTACCGCATCGACAGGCATATTCTCCGCGTTCCCATCGACTACCGATGTCGGCGATGCCATTGTGTTGACAGATGCGCTCGGCAACAAGTACCGCCTCAGAATCCTCGCTACGGGGTTTGCTACAACCGCGACCGCCAAGGTGGACAAAGTCCTTCCTGTCGCTCTCCGGGCAACTCCGACCGCTGTGTGGGCATTTGCGCGTGACAGCGTGGGTGGGTTGACGCATTTGGAGGGTAAGACGGTCAGCATCCTTGGTGACGGTGCTGTGATGCCGCAAGCGGTGGTGACGGGTGGAGTGGCTGTCTTGTCCCGGTCATGCGTCAAGATCCAAGTTGGGTTGCCGTACAACAGCGACCTGCAAACACTCCCGGTTGCTATCAACATCGAGGCGTTTGGGCAGGGTCGAGTTAAGAACGTCAACCAGGCGTGGATTCGGGTGTTTCAGTCGTCGGGCATCTTCATCGGGCCTGACGAGAACAAGTTGACAGAGGCAAAGCAGCGCACCTTTGAGCCGTACGGTTCGCCGCCATCACTCAAGTCAGACGAGGTAAGCGTGTTGATGACCCCTACTTGGGCGCAGTCAGGACAGATTTACATGCGTCAGTCTGACCCACTTCCGTTGACAGTTGTCGGTATTACCACAGAGGTTGTTGTCGGTAGTTAACTAGGAGAAAGACATGAGTTCATTCGCATACGCAGCATCGTCAAGCAGTCTGATGAACATCCTTGGTTCATCACCAACCCCAGCCGGGTACAGCGCGGGTGGATCAACACTTCCTGCTGTTGGCGGTGCTGTCGGCGGTGCAGCCGGCACAAGTTGGACAAGCGGCGAAGCGTTGATGATGGGCGGTTCGATCATGTCAATCTTTGGTGCTGTCAACAGCGCAATCGGTTCGTTCTACGCCGCTGACAGTCAGAAGACGCAACTCAAGATGCAGGCGCAGAACCAACGGTTCCAAGCGCAGATGTCGGCGATCAACGCTCGCAGCGCAGAGTCGCAAGCGCAGCAAACGCTCCTTGCCGGCGAACGCGCCGTTGGTCAGTACACGATGGGCGCAGGTCAGAAGCGAGCATCGGCGACCGCTTCAATGGCAGCGCGAGGCATTCAGGGTGGTGTCGGAAGTGCGCGTGAGGTCACCGCCAGCATGGACTTGATCAAGGAGATTGACAAGTTGACCATCAGTTCAAACGCGGTACGGCAGGCCGAGGCAGCGCGAGCGCAGCGGATCAATTACATCAATCAGGGTGTGATGGCAGGGACAAGCGCGAACAACCTCATGGCTACCGCCGGCACAATCAGCCCGTACTCAAGTTCGTTCAGCAGTCTGCTCGGCAGTGCCTCAAGTATCG